GAGCCGCTGCTGAAGCTCATAAACATCATGCACGTTCTGTTAAGAAAGGCGCAGAAGCTGCGGGTCACAAGCATCACGCTGCATCATCTTCCAGAGGTCATTCTGCTTTGGGTGAAAAAGGCAAACATGCTTTAGCAGGTCATATGGCAGGTGCAGCGAAGCGAGGCCGCGGTCGTCCGGCTAAGCATCATTCAGGGTATTAGAAGTTATGGGTTTTCCTAATCGTTGCCGTAATTGCAACGGCTCAGGGCGCTTCTCCGGCATGGGAATGCTGGAGAGGCAATGCTGGGTTTGTAATGGTCGAGGATTTCTTTTTGACGGCGAAGAAAATCTCGATGAAGACCGCAGCTATGAGAATAACCCTAATTTTGGCAAGCCCTTTGACGAGATTGTGGGAGAGCAGTATCAGGTAAAAGAAGACAGTGATTACCACAGAACTTATAAACCGCGGCTAAGGCATTCTGAAGAGGCAACACCGCTGAGAGCTGATGAAAGAAAGCCTGATTTGGATAAACCTGTGATTGCGCCTAAGCCACTTGAGATGAAAGAAGAAACCAAGAAACGTGGCAGGCCTAAAAAGAGCTAATATGTTTGATTTTAGCAAGTTTGAGAAAGAGATACTTGAACACCCTTTAACGGCTTGGATGAAAGGCCAGCCAATAATTGCTAAAGACCAAAAATGTATTGTTCCTTCAATTCCTAAAGAGGATGAGAAGTTTTTAGTCGAATCAGGGCTTAAAAACAATGGCTGATATCTTAACGCCTAAAGAACAGGTCTTTGCCCATGCCTATACCGCAAATGGAGGCAATGGTAAGGCTGCGGCCCTTGAGGCCGGTTACACTGAGGCTTCTGCTGCCAAACGCGGTAGTGAGCTTATACGAAGGTCTAATGTTAAAAAGGAAATTGAGTTCACTTTGCAAGCCAGAAGAGAGCAATTTATTTATGATGAACGGTATATTGATAGAAAACTTTTGGATGTAAGTGAACAGTGTTTAACGGATGGAATGGCTTCTAATAATGCGGCTTTGATAGCGCTGGGATTAAAGGCTTTGGATATGATGTGTAAGCGTAAAGGCTATTATGCTCCTGAGAAAATATTGAACATTAATATGGAAGATGTAGAGGAGCTTAAAAAGGGTGTTGATGAGAAATATAGAGCATTGGCTTTGTTGCATAAGAAAGAGTTTTGAAGTCCTTATCGTCTAATGTCAAGACAACTTTATCAGGGAACGAGGAAGTAGATGCTGAGTTGGATTCCCAGCTAGGGACTTCGCCAATAATTGTGCATATTATTATCAATCAGAATAAAAATGGTATAAATGGGGATAATTATGAGTGATATTTTAGGTAAAAATATTAAGGAAAAGCTTTCTAAAAAAATGAAACTTGCTATGGATGGGTTTTTAGTAATGTTTGAGGCTGCAACTGATCGAATTGATGACGTTTTGGATGGCAACGTTTCTGACGAATTATCTGTTGATTTGTATGGCGAAGATATACATTATTTAAAATCTTCCCATGAATTCAGAAAAATGTTAGTGAAGCATATATTGGATAGTATAAAATATGAATAAACAACAAGTATTACAATTTATAGAAAAAAAGCTTAATTATGTGTATAGCAATCTTCCTACAGTAACCACCCCTGTTTTGTATTTTCTAAGAAGCCGAGAAGGTGTTCAGTTTATAGCTGATTTGTTATTGGAATTTGAGGTAGAAGATAATCCTATTGAGTTTAATAATAAGTCAGAAGAACAAATTCCATTCAATGAGACCTTGATAGAATCTCTTAATCTATCCGCTCGGACTTTAACTTGCCTAAAAAGCAGAAAGATAGAAACAATTAATCAGCTTTGTGAATATACTGAATCTTCTTTGCTTTGTATTCCTAAATTTGGATTTATTTCATTGAGAGAAGTCAGAGATGCTTTGGGTAAGATTGGGTTAAAGTTGAAGGGGAATTAAGGATGAAAATATTTAAAATTGAAGATCCAGATGAAAAGGAAGATCCTCTTGATTTTGAAGACCTAAAAAGAGCAACAATAAATGCATATGTCTCTCGTAGTATGATAGATGAGTTTAAGGCGGATATTTATAGCATACGTAGAAGATTGGATGAACATCAAAATCAGATGAACGATTTGATGCGCGTATTAAAAATAATGTTAGATGGATTACAAACTATGGATATGGCTTTATATGATTTGAGAGGTAAACTTTATCTGGCCATGGAGCCAATATACTGTCAATTGAGCAAGGTATTAAGGACTGACGAAAAAGGTGATTAATGGCCATAGAACTAATTCATCTGGTTGAAGAAGATATAAAAGCTTTAATCTTATCGAGCCAAGATAGCATGATGGCTTATATAGATTCTGAAATATTAAAGATAAAGAATCTATTGATGGAATTTAAGCTAGAATTGGAACATATAAAGCGAACAGCTTGTAAGCCTTCTGTAGATATTAGTTATATCGCTGAAGATGGATGGAGAAAATATTGATGACTGAGATATGTGAAATATTCTGCTAAACCGGGATTATCAATATGGACGAAATCGTTAAAATTTGTAAAGTGCATGGGGAGCTTAGGAAAGAGGAATGTTATTTTGTTAATCAATATAAAAAATCTCGTTACCGCTATTCTTATTATAGATGTAGAAAATGTAATACAATTCACGCAAGGAGATACCAATTAAAGAGTGATATTTGGAAAAATTACAAGAAATTATATTATGAAAAAAACATAGATCGATACCGTAAAATGTCCAGGGAAAGGAATGAAAAATATGTGAAGCAATTGAAGGATGGGTACATCAAAAAATTAATATTATCTTATTCAGATATTTTAAATAATGGCGATATTCCAGAAGAAATGATTGAAATTAAAAGATTACAATTACAATTAAAGCGAAAAATATTGGAGATAAAAAATGTCGATAAACAACACTGAAGAATTAAGAAATTTCCTTTCGGAGCAACTAGAAAAAGTAGGAACTCAAGAAGTTACACCGGCGGCCGCTAATGCTACGGCCAATATCGCTGGAAAAATGCTACAATCTGCTAAATTAGAACTTGAATATCACAAAATGGCAGGTATTACACCTAACATGAAGTTCTTATCCAAGGTGGATTCTGCTATTAAGAAACTGGAATCCAAAGAATGACTGAGATATGCGAAATATGCGGTCTTAATTCTCATGCCGAAGGATTTGATGATGACTAAAGAAGAGTTCAATCAATTAGCACTATTAGTCCAAGATCAAGTAACATCTTATCTAGAAGCAAGACTTCTTGAGATAGAGCGCGGTTTATCTAATATGATTCCTTCTGATAATAAATCAAAGGAATTTAATGATTTTATTAACGAATCAAAGTTTCGATATTGGAGATTGAGCGATCGAATAAAAAAAATAGAATTTAATTTACTAAAGAAAAAAGATTTTGAAGGAAAAGTTCTTTGTAGTAAGTGCAATAAATTTCCAGCAGATGCGGATTTGGATTTTAGTCGCTTTGATGCGCATGAAGTATTTCCTTTCAATGGAACTTTAAATCCCCTTTGTCACTGGTGTCGGTTTGCAGATTAAAGTTGAAATCTAAAGATGATTAAAAATTGTAATTTAAAAGAACTTGTCGATCTAAGACGTAATACAATTGAACTACTTAATGACATTATGAGAAGACAAGATGAAATTACTTGCATTTTTGATAAATTTTTTTGTTCATTTATTGCTACTGAGGATTCTTTTCGACAGATAGTAGCCAATGATAAAGACGGCTTTTTCGAAGACTTATATTTTAGATTGTATGAAGATTTTCGTGGTATACAACTTTATTTATCGGACATAAAAATAGCATTACGAGTATATGCTGGAAAAAAAGATGAAAAAACATGAAGAAATTGCAATCTTAAGGGAAAAACAGAAAGATATTGAAAAGAGACTCGATCAATTAAATGGCCCTTATTGTATTTTGTGCCATAAAAATATTGTTGATTGCCATGGGCCAAAAGTTTGTTATAAATGTAAACTTATAGCCACAGGACAATACGAAGAAGCTCAGAAATATCAAGAATGCTTAGATTATATGATACAATCTTTGGATGATACAAAATGATACACTACTCGAAGAACGCGCCAAGTTAGCAGGCTCTCTCCTGTTATTCACAACAACCTTTTACCCTTTCGTCACCGGTCGAGAATTCAAGCTAAGCCATCCAGTTTCCCAAGAGTCTCATTTCATAACCATCTGCCGTGCGCTTATGCGAGTTTTCCATGGTGAAATCAATAGGTTAGCTATCGATTGTCCGCCTGGATGGGCCAAAAGTGAACTAGTAAAGAACTTCGTTGCATGGGCTATGGCCCAATATCCTGATAGCCAATTCCTTTATATTTCTGCTGGGGCTGACTTAGCTGCTAAGCATACTTACGAAATCCGTAAAATCATCAGCCATCCTTATTATCGACGCCTATTTGATGTGCATCTGACCAAAGATGTGAATGCCAGAGACCATTTCGTTACAACAGCCGGCGGTGTGGTAGCGGCCTTTGGTAGCGGAGGAATGATAACAGGACGTAATGCAGGTCTGCCCCAAATGGATAGATTTAGCGGGGCTTTGGTTATCGATGATATCCACAAGCCAGACGAAGTTTATAGCGAATTAACCAGGGTCAATGTCATCCGTAATTTCTCGGAAACCTTAGAGCGTCGTCTGAGAGGCCCTAATGTTCCGATTGTCTATATAGGCCATAGACTTCATGAAGAAGATTTTAGCGGCTGGATCAAAGAGAATGAACCTGATAAGTGGACTTTTCTAAAGCTAGAAGCTCACGACCAACATCTTAATGCGCGCTATCCAGAAAAAGATACCATCGAATCTTTAATGGAAATGAAAAAGACCAAACCCTATGTCTACTGGTCACAATACATGCAGAACCCTCAGGCACCTGGGGCCGCACTCTTCAAAGAAGAATGGTTTAAGTTGCTGGATTGGGAGCCTGATATGTTGGCTACTTTCCTGACTATCGATACCGCAGAGACTGATAAAACCTATAATGATGCGACTGTTTTTAGCTTCTGGGGCATTTATAGAATTAAGCACGACAATGCTGAAACTGACCTCTATGGCTTGCATTGGTTGGATTGTTGGGAGATTAGGGTAGAACCCAAAGATTTAAGAGAAGAGTTCTTTGCATTTTATGCCGATTGCATGCGATACAAAGTAAAGCCATACTTAGTAGCAATAGAGAAAAAGTCAACTGGTGTGACTTTATCTAGCATTTTGTCAGAATATCAGGGATTGAGGATAGTCGATGTGGAGCGTACAAGAGCTTCTAAGAACAAAGTAGCACGATATCAAGAGGCCCAGGAATATGTCGCTTCGAAGCGAGTTTCATTGCCTAGATTAGGCAAACACACATTGATGTGCCTTAATCACTGCAAGAAGATTACAGCGAATATGTCTCATTCGCATGATGACATAGCAGATACAATGTATGACGCAATTAAGATTGCGCTCATAGACAAGATGATTATGACCCAAGACATGATGTCGACTGATACAAAGCAGGTTATGAATAAAATCCAGCTTTCCCAACAGAAAATCAAACGATTAAGGACGAATGCGTCATGGTAGCTAAAAAGAAAATTCTCGATATCCACGATTTGAAACGCAATGTCGAAATAGCCTATGACTATTTCAGGCCTAATTATGACAGATATAACTGGTTTACCAAGTTTGTAGGGGAAACTACCTTATCAAATGAGGAAATAGCGCTTCTGCAAGAAATTCAAAAACCTCAGATAGAATTTCCAATATTGCCTGCTTATATCGCACGTCTTTGTGGTGAATATTCTAAGCAAGAACCGGGCATATGTGTTCATGAAGAGCCTGATTTTATGGGGAAAGTAGACCCACAGGTGATAGATTTCGTAGAAGGCTATCTGAGACATGAATTTGATGAAGCTGCCAAAAGCCAATTTGCTTATAAGCTCTATGAACAACTTCTTGTGGGCGGTTTCTCTGTTATTAAAGTCTGGACAGAATATGCTAACCCCCTGTCTTTTAATCAAGTCATCCGATTTGGCCTAGCTTATGACCCAACATTATGTGGCTTTGACCCATTGGCCTCTCATCCTAATAAAACAGATGGCAGATTCTGCTTTGAATGCGTTCCAAAGACCGCAGAAGAAGCTAAACGTGAATTTCCTGATATCAATCTAGATAAGGTGAAATTTCCTCAAAATCTCGAAGGTTTCTTGTGGTCCTATAAGACCAACAAAGAAGATTGTTTGATGATTTGCACATATTATCATCGAAAACATGAAAAGAGAAAAATAGTACAATTATCTAATGGCCATGTAATGCCAGAAGAAGATTATGAAAGGGATTTGGCTAAGTTTAATGAGATGAAGCCGATTGCTCAGCCTCCCCAAGCTATTAAAAGCAGAATGGCCGATTTTCCAGTTTATTGCCGCTATATCTTCACTAATGACCAGCTTTTAGAATATGAAGAAACAGA